GATAGTAGAAAAAGGACAAAAATTATTAGGATTTTTTAAAAAAATAGGAACTATTGTTAAAAAATTTGTTACTCAAGATTTAGACGGGTTAACATCTTCTTATGAAGAAAATAATATTCAAGTTGAAACGGCTATTCAAAAAAACAGAAGATTAGCAAAAGAAATGATTGAGCTAAGGAAAACAGTTAAATTAGCAGAAGCTGAACAAAGATTATTACAATTAACATACCAAAAAGAAGCTGAGATACAAAGACAGGTAAGAGATGATATTAGCTTAACTATTGAAGAAAGAATTAAAGCAAATACAAAATTAGGAACCATATTAAATAAACAATTTGAAGATGAAAGGAGGATTGCATTACAAAAAATTGAATTAGCTGAAAAAGAATTATCTAAAAATAAAGAGAACATAGATTTGCAAGTTGCATTAATAAATTCTAAAACTGAATTAGCTGATTTAGACGAAAGAATAACAGGTCAAAGATCAGAACAATTAATAAATTTAAAATCTTTAGAACAAGAACAGATAGACGCAATTCAAACAAAATTAGATTTAGAACAAAAAGCAGCAGATGATTTATTAGCACTAAAAGAAAAAGAAGCAGCAGATTTAAAAGCTATAACAGATAAAAAAACAGCCGATGAATTAAAAGCAACACAAAATAAAATTGCTATGAATAAAGCAATGGAAATCTCAGGCGCACAAACTATTTTAAGTGCATTAGGACAATTAGCAGGAGAGGGAACTAAATTAGCTAAAGCAACTGCGGTGTCATCTATTTTAATTAATACTGCTCAAGGAGTAAGCGCAGCAATTAAAGCCGGTGCCGGTCTTGTTTTTCCGGCTAATTTAGGTGCTATTGCAACCGGTGTTGGATCTGTTTTGTCAGGAATAGCAAGTGCAAAATCAATATTAGCTAAAGTTCCCGGAGGAACAGAGAATTTAGATTCAGAAGTTGATTTAGAGCCTGAGCAAATACAAGAACCACAAGTTGGAGGAATTCAAGGCATAGCAAGTACATTATTACCTAATATAAATAACACAAATACCAATCAACAACCCATACAAGCTTATGTAATTGAAAATGATATTTCAGACGCACAAGCATTGCAAGAAGAATTAGAAATACAAGCCACGTTATAAACAAAAACACAAATTTTATATTTATGAGTATGAAAAAGAAAAAACTAATTGAATTAATTATAGATGAAACTGCGGAAATGTTCGGAGTCGAAGCAATTTCAGTCGTTAAATATCCAGCAATAGAAGAAAACTTTGTTTTTTTCAATAATGATTTTTTATCACTTGCAAAAGTAGATGAAGAAAAAAAACAACTTATTGGCGCAGTCCTTATTCCAGATAAAAAAATCAATCGTTATGATAAAGAGACTAACGAAGAATATGACGTTTATTTTACTAAAGACACTATAAAAAAGGCTCAGAGTTTATTTATGTCAAGCCTAAGGAACAATAATCACACCTTGGAACACCAAGAGCAAGTTGACGGATTGAGTGTTGTAGAATCTTGGATTAAAGAGGATGAAAAATTTGATAAGTCTAATTTATGGGGATTTAAAAATATGCCCGTTGGAACGTGGTTTGTACAAGTCAGTGCGGAGGGCAACGATGAAATTTGGGATAAAATTAAGAATAAAGAAGTAAGAGGATTTTCAATTGAGGGTTGGTTTACTGATAAACTAATTGAAGCTTCTAAACAAAAAGATATATTAGACGAAGTTTGTGAAGACTGTCCGGACGAAATCACACTAAGCAAAATAAAAGATCTTATATTAGAAAATGAATTAACGCCGGTTGCAGAATTAGATGGAGAACCATTATTCAGAACTAAAGAAGAAGCCAACATTTATGCGGAAATGTTTAAAGGATGTAAAGGAAACCACAAGCATATAATGGACGGTAATTTATTTTATATGGCTTGTGAAGATCACGCAACTTCAACTACAAAAGAAGAATATAATGAAACAGGCAAAAGAAAATATAAAAGAAAATATAAACAATTAGAATATGTTTCATTTATTAAAAAACAAGCTTTATTAAAATATCCTTGGGATCAGTGTATGCGAGATATGATAAAAGAATATGGAAATAAGGAAACGGCTGCAAAAGTCTGTTCAGCAATAAAAAATAAGACCGTAAACCGATAGACATTTAAACAAAAACTAACAAATTATATTTATTAATGATATGAAGACAATAGACAAAATCTTAAACCTTTTAAAAATGAACGAAAAATCAAAATCTTATAGCGTTAAATTTTACGCTGAAATGAACTTAGACGATGGGCGAGTTATTGCAACAGAAGATGAGCAATTTATGATTGGCTCAAGAGTATTCGCAATTGGAGATGATGGAGAAGCAGAAGCATTAACGTCTGGAGAATATACAATGGAAAATGGTAATAAAATGTCTGTTGATTCAGATTCTAAAATTACTGATTTAGGAGAAGAAGCCGAATCAGTAGAAAAAGAAAATGAAGAAGAAGAACTTGCCGTTGATGATGGTAAAGAAGCTGACGTTGATGATTGGGCAGGGATGGAAAAAAGAATCCAGAATCTGGAGGATGCCGTTGCTGATCTTAAAGCTGATAAAGTAGAAGCGTCAAAAGAAGAAAAAACAGAAATGTCAACAGATGTTATTGGCGAATTAATGACACAAGTTGAAGAATTAAATAATAAAATCACTGAATTAAGCGAAGAACCGGCATCGGAAACTTTAAAATACAATCCGGAGGGCGAAACAACTAATTCAACAATAGATTTGACCAAACTGTCATCAATGGAGAGGGCAGCGTATTACATAAATAACCTAAAATAAATTTTAAAACGATGAGCAATAAATTAAATAAAAAAAGAAACTTTGCAGATGATATTGTTATAACAGGCGATACATATGCAGGAATTCAGGCTTTGCCTTATGTGACGGCTGCAGTTAAATCTCCAGACACGGTTGCAAAAAATTATGTTAGAACAATAGATGGTTTAACTAAAAGCGCAGTTGTAAATAATGTAGGCACAACGGCGTCTGGTGGTACAGGAATTATTCAACCGGGTGGAACAGGCGCTGCGTGTTCTTTTAATCCGGGAGACAATTTAGAAACCACTGAGCAAGTATTAACATTAATTGACCTTAAAGTTCAGGAACAAATTTGTCGTGCGACAGTTTTCCCAACTTGGATGGGGCAAGGGATGGACAGAAACGGAGATCTTCCAAACTCTTTTAGTGATTTCTTATTATCAACTGTTGCAGGCGCAGCCGGACAGATGTTAGAAAACTCTATTTGGTTAGGTAAATTTGACCAAACTAATAATTCAGCAGGATTTGTTTCTAATTCAGGTGTTTTTGACCAAACAGGATTAGACGCATCTGCTTGTAAAGATTTTCCACAAATTGAAACTCTTGCATTAGAAACAGGCGCAGGAACTTTAACATTCTTTGCGGATGTATTCAAAAAAGTTGCTGAGGATAAGCCGGGTATTATGTCAAAACCGGGTTTTGGATTCTATGTTGGTAATCAAATTTATTCTTTATATTTAGCCGGTCTTGCAGAAGCAGGAGGCAACGGAATGGGATCAATGGTAACAAACCAAAATATAATAGCACCAAGCTATTTAGGTTATCCAATTTATCTTTGTCCGGGTATGCCGTCAAAATGTATCGTTGCAACATACAGAGAAAATCTAATTTTCGGAAGTAATTTAGCAACTGATTACACAGAGGCTCAGTTAATACCAACTTATCAATATGATGGTTCAGACAATGTAAGAATCGGAATGAAATTTGCAGTTGGTGTTCAAGTAGGAGTTTCAACAGACGGTGTTGTTGGTAAAAACTTAGCATAAACATTTTATAAAGGGGGTTGAAATATACTCCCTTTTAACTTTTTAATAACATAATAATTATGAGTTGTACATTAACAAAAGGCTTTAGCGTTGACTGTCAAGATTCTATTGGAGGATTAAAAGCAGTTTACCTATGCAAAGAATACGTATCAAATATGCGTTCTGCAGCCGATTTCAACGCAACTGATCCTTTACAAATGGACACAGGGGGTTTTACATCGTGGATTGATTCCGCAGGAACGTCAGTAGCAACACCGACTTGTTTTAGATATTTACTAAGACCGGGTGCAAGTAATTTGAATACTACAATTAACGCTTCATCTGAAAACGGAACAACATTTTTTACACAAACATTATCTTTAACATTACCAAAATTAAGCGTAAAACAAACAAATGAAATTAAACTTATTTGTCAATCACGTGTTCAAGTATGGATTCAAGATAATATGGATAATATGTTCCTTATTGGTATGGATAACGGTTGCGAAACTACGGGCGGAACAGTTGTAACCGGCGCTGCACGTGGGGATATGTCAGGATTTACGTTAACAATGGTTGGAGAAGAATTAGAACCAATGATTTGGTTAGATCCGTCAACAGGTGGAACGACTCCATCTGCGTTGCAAGCACCATTCAACGGATTGTCTGATGCCTCAGGGTTGACAGTCACGGCAGGATAAAACTATTCTTTTATATTACTGTAAGAAAAGGGCACTAAATTGTGCCTTTTTTTTATTATTTTTAAACAAAATGTCAATTTTTATATTTATAGTAAAGAAACAACGATTATGGCTTGGAAATTAAAAGAAGAATTTATTGGTAAAACCATTACAGAATTCAAAAGACCTTTAGACAGTTTAAAACCACATCACATAAAAAATTTATCACAACATATATTAGATAATTATTTTTATGATGATAAACCTAAAAAGAAAATTAAAAAAGATGAGTTGGAGAAAGGAATATGAAAGGAGTATTGCATATAAAGAAATAATAATGCCTAATTTACATATAACAGAAAAACAAATTGATGAAGCACCGGATTTCATAAAAAAAGAATTTTTATATTACAAAAACTTATGCAAACAGAAAGAATAAGAGATGTGGGATCGTCAACATCAATTTTTGATATTGGTGTTTTTAATATAGTTCCTAATTTGATTACAACTCCGGTTTATACAACTTTTGAGTATTTAGGAATTACATATTATTTTTTATCAAATCCTAAATTCTTAATAGAATTAAAAAGCAGACAAACTAATACAATAAAGCGTTTAAATCCTGATGCTCCTTCTGGAATAAATGCAGGCACTGGTATAAATCGAGCCGAACATTGGATTAGTTTTAGAATAAATTATACTATAACAGGAACAGAAGATATAACAAACCATATAATTACAGTTGGAAACGATGATTTTCCGTTAGGATATTATCAATTGAAAATTTATGAAATGGAATCAGATGGAGATTATGATCCTGCAAACGCTTTACAAACGCTTGTTAATTGTTATATGTTATTTTATCCAAATGAAGTGGATGACACGTACAATTTTCAAGCAGTTAAATATAAAGAATACTCTAATAATGACGCTGATACAAATTCAGTATATATAACAAATTAATATGAAATTAAATTTTGTAGAATTATCACATTATAACATTCCTCACTTAATTGAGAAACACAATCAAGATTGGATTAGCTTTGGAGAAAATAATTTATATCCTAATTACTTATTAGATTTATTTTTAGGTTCAGCGATTAATGGTGCTTTAATAAAATCTATTGGCGCAATGATTTATGGCGAGGGACTTGCTGCAACTGACTCTGATGAAACAGAAGCTAAAAAAGAATCATATTTAAAATTAAATAGTTTATTGCACGATTCTCCGGATGACGTTTTAAAGGATTTAGCAATGGATCTTAAATTATTTGGAGGGTGTTATGTGAATGTAATATGGAGTAGAGACAGAAAAAAAATAAGTAAAATTGCTCACATTGGCGCACAATACATTCGTTCCGGCAAAATGATTGACGGAGAAATACAAACATATTATTACAGTTCTGATTGGAGTAAATTTAAAAAAGCTGAACACAAGCCAAGACCGTATGCAGCATTTAACGATAAAGACCGTACTCAAGCAAGTCAAATTTTAATGATTAGAGATAAAAACCCGGCTTTGTTTTATGGCTTTGCACCCGATTATGTAGCTTCAACAGATTATATTCAACTTGATTTAGAGATTGCACAATTTCATTTATCTAATATATCTAACGGAATGTTTCCAAGTATGGCAATTAACTTCTCTAATGGAGTACCAACAGAAGAAGAAAGAAGAATTGTAGAAAGACAGATACAAGACAAATTTAGTGGTTCGGGCAATTCGGGACGTATTTTAATCAGTTTTAACGATGGGAAAGAAACAACACCTGAAATTGTACCAATTAATACAAATGACGCTGCGGAAAGCTATCAATTTTTATCTAAAGAGGTTGTAAACAAAGTTCTTTCCGG